TTATCTAAATCTATTTCCATATTATCTTACGCTTATTATGTATTTGCCTTGCGCTGTGGCTTTATTACTTAACCTCATCATTGCTGCATATCTAGCTGCATCTATTAAGTGGTTATTGAAATCTACTGGTTTATCTAATTGCTTTCCAAATCTATCTGAACTCCACTCATACGAATAGAACTCATTGGTTAGGTTTTGGCAACTCTTTGGTATGTTAATCTTATAGTTCTGCATTACCTGAATACCAAAGTTAATACTATCCTTACCTTTTATTACAGGCCTTATGTTCCATCCTAATCGGTATAGTTCATCTATTAGTCTTGGTTCTGCACTATCAGCCCATATCTCTTCTCTATCTTTCACAACACTTCTTAACATTGCATCTATATCGGATGTTACCATTCCTTTCTCATAGCAATGCTCCATAATGTATAGTTCGTTATCCATCTTCCATACACTAACTAATGCAGTTGGGTCAGATGAGTAACCGAAATCAAGCCCGAATGCAACAAAGGTAGCTTCATCAGGTAGGAAATCTACTACGTTGAATTGGAAGATTGCTTTTTCATTACTTACATACTCTCCTAATCCATAAACTAACCATGCCTTTGGATTTGTTCTTTGTAAATCTTCAATGGCTTTCTTAACACTATTCTCTAAATAAGGATTGTTCTTATATGTTGTAAAGTGTCTTGTACACTCCTGCATTAACCTTATCCAATGGTATGGAGATATAGTAGGGTTGTAACTCAATATAATTGGACCTGTTGTACGAATCATTAGCTGGAAGTATGATTCTTCATCTATCTCATTTGCTTCTTCCAGCCATAATATATTACTCTTTAATCCTCTTAACTTCTCAGCATCATCCGTTGATATGAATTGTATTACCGAATCAGTATAAAAATTGTATATTCTATCAGAGATGTTCCAATCGTTTTCATTCCATATACCCAAGCCCAACATCACATCCTTAAAATCCTTCATCACTGTACGTTTAAGCGATGGTATTGTCTTTCTTACAATAGTAATCGTTTCCTTACTACTAAGAGCTTGTACGATACACCATTGAAGTAATGCGTAGGTCTTCCCACTTCTAGTCCCACCTATGTGATGCGTTACCCTTGTTGGAGAATCCTGCTGATTACCATACGTTACCGTTGTATTAACTTCCAGATTCATCTACTGCCTTTTGTGTTATGTTTACTGATATTTGTTGTATTCGTGTCTCAATCTCTGCTTTCATCTCTGTCCTACTTAATTTAGGTAGTGTGAACTCCATCAACTTCATTGCAAGTTCTATTGCCCTAGCTGGGTCTTTCTTCTTTATATCCTCCAAATCTTTATTAAGTGTGGATAGTACATTGTTAGTAGCTCTAGCTAATGTTAGTTTCATCTCTTCAGTTGAACGATTGAGTGCTCCCTTAGGTCTGCCTGTTGCTAGCTTATGTCCTTTTTCAAATGCCATATTATTTAATATTATTTAAATATTTAACACTCATATGATAGATTGTATTGATGGGTATGAGTTCGTTCGTTAGGCGTTAGTTATTGAAGGGATTCTTTATTGTATCTCTTAGATGCTTCTTGCATTTCTTTACCTGAAGGAATACTGTACTCTTACTTAGATGTATTTCAGATGCCAATCTTTCCAATGTCATTTTATCATCCAATGCATATAGTTGATAAAGTTTAGAAGATGGCCATTTGGATGTTCTCTCCATACCCTTTAATTCTTCGATAGTTTGATTGTAAGCGATTTCCAAACTCTTATCGAACTCTTCATCGTATTCCTCTTCAATCGTATCGTAGTGAGGAGATATGGTACTCATTCTCTTTTGTACTTTTATCTTATTAATCCACCTTGTCTTAATGAATGCTCTTAAATACATTAGGTTAAAGCTTGTTTCTCCCCACCATAGTTTAGTATTAACCTTTTCAGCAAGGTAAAGATATACATCCGATACCAGTTCTTCAGCTTGCGTTCTATCCTTAGTAGTATTGTATGAGACAGACATTAACCATTTGTGTGATTCATTGTACAAATTCTTTAATCGTATTCTATTCTCATCTTCTTTATTCACTTTCTTCAATACGTTTAACAAATTCTTTTAACTCATCTATGCATGCTTTCCAAAGTCCGCCGGATGATGCACAGGTGCAGGGTTGAGGTGTTACCACTCTTCTTAATCTATTACATATTGGCCAGAAGAATGAAGCCAAATGCGTAGGTAGATTAGAACCAATACCTGCTAATTCATTACTTAGGTTCTTATACTCTTCTTCACTAAATGGGTGATATTTATTTTCTTCCATACTTTTGTTTAAATTGTATTATGTTTGTCACTATCTCTGTTGATAATGTAAATGGTTGGAAATGGTATTCATCATTAGAGTTTATTAATGCGTAGCAACCACCTTCTGCATTTGCTCCAAACCATAGTGCTTCTCCATCATCTTCTAAAATTAATCTGAATCTAATCACATCTTTGAATCCTTCTTGACTTTCCATTATTACATTTATTGGAAATTCTTTATAATCTATAACTTTCATATTTAAAACAATTTTATTTGATTACATTCCCCATCGTATTCAGGGTTTGTTAGTTTATTTAACCATTCCTTTCTTTGGCAACAGCCACAGCTCTGATATCCTAATACATCTATTGCTATCCATTCTGATATCCTCTTTCCGTATCCTAGTGTGAATAAATCTATTAAAAATTCTACACAATCACCCAACTTTATTCTTTTTAGCATTTCTTATTTGTTTATCTACATAATGCCACTTTCTGATATTATCTTTCTTAGTCAGCATTTGTAAGTTCTCTATTTTGTTATCAGTCTTTATATTATTAATGTGGTCAATTTCCATTCCTTGGGGTATAGGTCCAACGAACTCCTGATAAACCACTCTATGTATCCTTAACCAATTTCTCTTCTTATCTGCCCCTTTGCCTGAATAACCACCAATGTAAAGATAGCCACCTTTAGTTAGTTTAGGTCTTACCTCTCTCAAGTTACCAACTTTATTATAACGTGGAGATATGCGTGTTGAGAATACTTGACCTGTATTAGTGATAAAGTAATCTGGGATTTGAGTAATTGGTTTAATTGTAAATGCCATTTGTTTGTTTGTTTAAGTTAGTGGGTGAACCCTACTATAAGTATTAGATTTTTAAAAAAGCAATAAAAAGGATGCCTCATAGAAGCATCCCTTTATTATAAGAACTGCGGGGCAGGCGCTGTATATAGGAATATAAGAACAAACAAATCTTAGCGGTCATCCTGCCCCTAATGTGTACGGTAATGGCAGTAACCGTACTACACATATCTTTAACAATGTTACTGAACTTCATCATCATCTTTACCGATAAAGTTTAGCATCTCCATTGTATTAATTTCATAAATCATTTCCGCAAATAAAGCTCTAAGGTGCTGATGTTCTTCTCTAAGATACTCTGCCATCTCACCAAAGGTAGCATGGTCCATCATCCACTCTAATTCATTTGCTTCTAAGTTTACCATTCTTGTATCAAGAAGCTGATTCAGATTCATCATTTTGTTTTTCTTTAATTTGTCCGTTTTCATCTATTATAAAGTTTTTATTAAAGAACTCATCCATTTGCTTGTAGAGTTCATTCTTTGCTTCATTCTGTAATCTAGCTTCTTCTAATGCTTTATTTATATTCTCTTCCATTTTTAATTATGTTTTACAAAGATACGAAATATTCCTGAATTATCCTAAATTATTTTTAATATTATAAAGGGCTTGTTGTTTAAGTTGTGCATTTCTACCTGCCATTAACTGATGTGGGTTTTCTTCTTTATTAAAAGCAATCTTTATATAGTGTTCTCTTTCTTGCTTTTTTAATTCTAAATCTAAATCAGTCTGAATCCAATCTTTCATATTATCTACAATTAAATTTAATAAATGTTCTGATTTATCTTCAAAACATTCATTACCTATTTTTTTATATCTATCACATAATGTAGTTAGTTTTATCATAAACTTATACTGTTTATTTAATTTATTAAATGAATCAATATATAAAAAACCTAAATCATATAAAAATCTAATATAATCAGCTGTGGTTATATATTTAAATTCTTTTTTATGTTCTTGATTTCTCCATTTATTTTCTGGAACTGAATCTATAATATCATAAATCATTTGTCCAAATACTTTACTATTTTGTTTAATATAATTTTCCATTTTATTGTTTGTTTAATTATTAAATAATTCTAATATACCTAATTGCTCTTGTGATGAAATTACATCATCTAAAGATGTAATTAAATCACTACTCTTATCCGCAGGATAAGTATCCTTATCCTTCTCCTTATCCATAGCTTGTTTTGGTTGTTTTTGGTTGTTTTGGTTGTTTTGGTTGTTTTTATAATTCTTACTAGCATTTTGATTACCAGGTTTTGCTCCACCTTTTTTACCATTTTCACTTCTAATTCCAGATAATTTAGCATATGTTTCAATGCTTGATTGAACATTATGTTGCATATGAAACCAATGTGTTTTTACTTCAACATCAGTAGTTTCATAATTAACTTTATCTTTTTTTGCTCTTATAAGTTTTAATAATTCAATAGTTTGTTCTGGTGTTAATATATCAATCATCAAATCAAACCAATTATTCATTATTAATATACCTTTTGATTCCTTTGCCATAGTTTATTTGTTTGTATGTATAAATAGCATGCTAAAATCCCAAACGTTAAAAGTAGCATGTAATTTGTGTAATTTATAATCATTCTAAATAAGATACAAAAATACCTACCAATAAAATCAGTAGGTATTCTATAAAATTACCCATAAATTATTTTTTAAGTTCTTTTTCAACAAATGCTTGAAACTTTTTGTTGTTCTTATCCATTTCATTAAACATAATTCTTCTTTTTAATTGATTAACTATGTTGTTTAATGTATCAATATTTTGCTCTACATCATAAAGCATATCTTCTACACATTGTAAATCAGCATCTTCAAAACCATGAATACTATTATGATAGAGTTCATTTGTTGCTGAAGTTAAATCAGTAATCATTTCTTGAAATTGTTCGTTGTTGTAATCTTCTACTAAATTAGCCATTGTTTTATTTGTTTATGTTATGTACCTCACTATTGAAGTACATTGTAAATATAAGTAAAAAAATTGATATATCCTAATTTTTTGTTAATTATTTGTTTATATCGTTATCAACTGCTTTAATTGTATCTAATACAATATTAAATGGTAGGTACATATTATCCATACCAATTTTTCTAACTACATTACCAGCTTTGTACAAAGTATAGGTAGTAGGGCCTGATAATCCTTTATTTTTCGCAACTAATGCGTATCCACTAAATACTTTATCAATGTAGATGTAAAAGGTTTGTGCCCAGTTAAATGAATCACCATTATAACCTTGAATTTCAATTGTGTATGTAGTCTTATCAAATACTAATTTTCTTTTCTTTATCATAACTTATTTATTAAATTTGTTTATGTTGTTTAAAATTTAAAATTACTAATGTTTTATTGATTATTTTTTAGTACACAAATCAATAGGTTGATACCGCAGGAAGATAGCTAGTGCTCCTTCTAAATTAGAAACCAAACGATGTTGAGTTTGGATATCACTACAACTTCCACTTTCTAACCACAATCTTTCACGCTCTAACATTGATTTTATGTTATCATAAGTTTGACAATAAAATTCAGTAACAGTAAGTTTTGTTTTTAAATTTTTCATTTTTGTAGGGGTTTATTAATTATTTTTTTCCATAAGTTTCTCTTACAGAAGTTAATTGAGTTTCTAACCACTCTAATCTAAATTTTAATGATGCAATTTTATTATTAAAATTTAAAATCAAATTAACCTGATGTTCATCTTCATATTGATTATTCCAATAATTTAATAGGTATTCTTCTGTTGCTAAACTATTGTTAGCTTCGTTAATACCGTCAAGCAAAAACTGATACAAATCTTTTACTGAATTTTCCATTTTTTTAAGAGTTTATGTGTTTATGTGTTAATTAATTATATAATAAATGTACGAAATATTTTTGATATATCCTAATGTTTTATGAATTATTTTTAAATCTATATACTTTTACATCGTTAGTAAAAAATCTTAAGTAAGAGCCTAATGGTAATCCTTTCTT